TTATTTAGATAAGAAGGATAGCCTTATCTTAACTCATCATCACTCTAAAAGAATCTGTACAGATGTTATTGAGATACTCAATAATATTCCTTTAGCTATCAATAAAAAAATAGTTAAAAAGGCTGTACATACTAACTCTGGTTGCTATCAAAAAAAGAATGAAAGCAAAGAAGAGTTTCAAGCAAGAATGGAACATTGGAAAATCTTTTTAAAACAAACTGAATTTGTTCATAGAATGATTGGCGATAATCCATTCTTCTTGACACACAAGTTTGATACCCGTGGACGAGTATACGATATGGGATACCATGTCCACACACAAGGCGATAGCTATTCTAAAGCTGTCATTCAGTTGGCTAACGAAGAAGTAGTTTCTGATAGTGTAGACTTCTTCTAAATATAAAGGATAAATTATGAATGTTTATACTGGTTTGGAATATCTAAAAATTGATATTGCCAATAACTTTGGATTAGACAAAGTATCTTTTGAAGAGCGTATTGATTGGTTTAATCGTGAGATTGAACCATATGTGACTAAAGATAGTTCAGACGATTATCTTTGGGATATTATCCCTGAAATCATGCCTGACGAACCAGAGCTGTTCTATGCTGGTTTATTGGCATATAGAGATACTTTAGCTGGTAAACCAACTGGTTATACTATCTCATTAGATGCTGTATGTTCAGGTGTACAGTGTTTAGCAACACTGACATTGAATGAGCCAGCATTGAAAGATACTGGTTTGATTGGCTCTGAACGAGGTGATATTTACTCAGCTATCTACCGTGATATGGTAAATACTATGGGTATCAATGCTACTGAAGCTCAAATTAAAGCCATGAGAACCAGTGCTAAGAAAGCTATTGTTCCTATGATTTATGGAAGCAAACGTGCACCTGAACGTGAATTTCCAGATGAAGTAGAACGCTCAGCTTTCTTACAAGCTGCTGATAAACGTATGGAAGGTTGCTTAACTCTGCGTAATATTCTTATGAATTGTGTAGATGAAAAAGCTACTGAATACGTTTGGGTAATGCCAGATGGACATACTGTTGTTACACCAGTTACTAAACGTAATTGGTATGAAACAACTCTCTCAGATGGATTTACTTTTAAATGGTCTATCTATGAGAAAGGTACGACCAAATGGTATATCAAGAATGCAGCCAATCAAATTCACTCGCTGGATGCGCTAATTATGCGTGAGATGGTTCGTAGATGTAGTTATGAACCAAGAAAGGTATTTGATACCTATAATCTCTTGTTGGGTGTTACCAAAGTAGAGGGAGGTATCTCTACAGCATTTGAGAAAGCCATGATGATTTTGGATAAATCAGAATTTGTTCCTACAAATATCATTGAGGCTATCAATACAACTGAAGAAGTCAATGCTTTGCCTGAATGGGCTAAAGAAAAATTGATTGGTAGGTTGTATCTTATGCTGAAATATAAGCCTTTCGATATGGTAGTCATTCATGATTGCTTTAGAATAGCTAGTAATAACGGTAACTATGTTCGTTATTGGTTCAAGGAAATTATGGCAGAGATTGCTGAAAGCAATATGCTATATTTCCTTTGTGGACAATTACCAAATAATCCAATTACACCTGAATCATTGAACAAGGAAGATAAAATCCGAGTTGCTCAGTTGATTCGTGAGAGTGAATATGGTCTAAGTTAAATTAAGGGGAGCTTACGCTCCCCTTTTTTATTATTGCTGGCTCACAGACGCTCTAGAATGGCTATTGAATGGTTGAGTAAGGGTAAGGTATACCTTGAGCCAAGAAATCAATCCTAGCGCATTCTAGGGCTATTTCTGAACTAGTTAAAAAGGATTAGTACTAAAGTAGTAGTCATCTACTACTAAAGTAGTAGTCCATCTAGTTCTTTTGGAGTATTGACAGACCCTTGAAAAAGGCTAAAAATAAATACTTCTTTTCTTTTTGTCCTTTTTCTTTTCTTGGGTTGAGATGAATATGTTTAATAAGTTCTATGTTCAGTTCAGAGGTAGTAAGACATTGATGGTAGTAGAGACTGCTACTAAGCAAGGTGCTTGGGATATGGTAGTTAAAGATTATGGTGATAAGGTTTATAAGGTATTAACTGAACAAGAGTTGTTTAATATACCTGATAGACATGAGTATACCTTAGAAGGTTACAAACCTCCTTTGGAGGTATATGAACATGACCAATTTAACCCCTAAGTGTGTAGATAATATCTATTTTAATGATTACCACCCAGCTAAAGACCTCTTTCAAAGTATAAGTCTCACTTTTAAAGAAGACATACATTATTACAATCCTAGAGAGGGTGTAATAGTACT